GCCATGTCTGTGTGCCTCCGCTGGCCTCAGAGGGTGGAACAGGGGCGCCCGAGGTGAGGCCCGCCAGGGGCGCCCCCGCTCGGTCAGGTGGCCGCGAACTTGACCTGGGTGACAGCCCGCATGTCGTTCGAGCGGATGTCGTACCGCATGTAGCCCAGGTAAGCGATAGCCAGGAAGTCGGCGTACCGCTCGACCAGCCGCATCACGCCGGCCTGGCGCACGTTGCGCGCGACCATCGCGTGATCCAGCGAGCCGAAGACGGGACCGGACAGGGTGGACGCCGCGATCTTCGGCGCGTTGTTGTCGATGTGGACCGGGTAGCCGTACAGGCGGTCGGCCTCGGTGCCACCGACCTGCACGTTCGGCTGCCACAGCGGGTGGCCGAAGGTGTCCGACACCTTGCGCTGGTTCTGCAAGTCGGTGTCGCACATCACCCACGCGCAGTTCCCGGCCTTCCGGTACGCGGGGTCAACGTAGGTGATGAGGTTCAGCACGGTGTCGAACGCCAGCGCGCCGATGCCCAGCTCGGTGCTTGCCGTGTTCGAGCCCACGACGTACGCCGGGTGAGCGGCGATCGCGTTGTAGAAGCCGCCCGTGCCGACAGCGCCCGCACCCTTAGCGGTGATGGCGGTAGTCAGCCCGAGGGGCTGGGACGAGCCGGTGCCGCTCCACGCAGCCGCAGCCTGGGCTCGGCCGATGGCCTCGCCGATGCGCTCGTTCACGAACGACTGCACGTTGAACGCGGAGTCGTGCTCGACCTGGATGGATGCGAAGAACGGCCCAGCGACGTAGGTGTAGGCGTTCAGCATCCCCTGACCGAAGGTGACGTCCTGCGGGGTGACCTGCGTGTTCTCAGTCAGCAGCACAGCGACGATCGAGGTCGGGTCGGTGGTCGGCCACGGCATCTGGTTGCCGGTCTCGGTGTCCACCTGGCGGAACAGCGGGTAGACGCCGCCGAACTCCTTCAGAGCGATCTGAAGGTTGTGCCAGAAGCCCTGCGGGATCAGGTATCCACCTTCGGACCCCGGAGTGGTCTGCATGGGAGCCGTGTCGCCACCAGGGCCGACTCGGGTCTCCAAGCCGTTCTGCGGGATGCCCCGGTGCTGCGGGGCCAGCAGGCCGCGGTCCTCGGAACGCAGGCCGGCGTCGCCGTGGCGCAGGTAGCGCTCGAACGCCTCAGCAGCGCGCTTCTCCTCGTCGGACCCACCGCGGGCACCGCGAGTGTCGGCGTCGGTAGCGGCCTCGCGCTCTTCGCGCTCGCGGGCCTGCATCGACTCGTTCTGGCGCAGTTCCTTGTCCAGCGGGATCAGCTCGGCGTCGAGGTCGTCGTACGCCTTCCGCTCTTCGACGGACAGAGCCTCGCCGCGCCCGGCCTTGGCGACCAGGGGCTTCATCTTCTCCCACAGCGCGGCGCGGGATTCCTTGATTTCCCGCTCGCGCTCTACCAGTCCAGCCATAGCTGGATACCTCCACTTTTCTAGGGTTGCGAGTTGACTTTGCCTCAGTCGAAACCGAGTTCGCGGCTGCGCTCTAGAAGGTCGCGAGCCCTCAATCGCAGTGCGAAATCGTCTTCGGGGTCAGGAGTGGAGGCTTCCGGCTCCTGGGTGTTCCTGGCCGCCTGATTGGCTGCCAGAGTCTTTTCTGCGCCCTTGACGTCCCCGGCCTTGATCTGGCGCAGGGCTTCGTCAATGGCTTCGTACTCGTGGCCGTCCGGGTCGTCGCGACTATCGGGGCCGCCCGTGGGCTCTGTCTCCGCGCGCTCGTAGAACTCGTCTTCGTACGGGTCGGCCTGCGGCTCATCGGCGCTGCGGTCGTCGTCCACGTCGGCGCCGATGCCCTTCATCGCCGCCCTGATCTTGCTCTTGACCTCCGACAGTGTGACCCCGTTGAGCGGGTACTTCGCCGCGTTCTTCGGCATGTTGATGTAGCTCCACGCCGCGCGGATATGCTCTTCGGTGTCGATCGGGTACTTGCCGTTCTTCGGGTCGGCGTACTTCACGTTCCCGTAGGGCTTGGCGGCGCGCGCTTCGCCCGCCTCGGCGGCGCGCTGGCGCTGCTCAAGCAGCGCGGAAGACTCATCGCGAGCGGAAATTGAAGTCCCCCCATAGGCGGGCCGGGTGACCGGCGAAACTTCGATGAGCTGCCCTTCGAGCAGTTCGCGGCGAGTGCCGTTGAAACGGTCGCTCGGATTGCCGTTGTCGTCGTACCAAGCGTCTTTGACGACGTTGAAGCCGAAGGACATCCCGTTGATGACCTTCGCGCGGACCAGCGCCATGCAGTCGCGCGTGTAGCTCGTGTCCACCGGGTCGGCGTCCACTGTGAGCCCGCGCTGCCCGTCGCGCTCGCCCTCGGCGAGGTCGAGGTTCCCCGCGCTCTTGCGCGCCATCGGCTTTGACAGGTCGTGCTGATAGACCATCAGCGCGTCGCCCTCGTCCAGCGTTTTCTTGAAGAAGCCGGATCGCACCGTCTCGCGCCAGCCACCGCGCTTCAGATCGCCGATGGTGGTCTCGCGATCGAATGGCGTCACAAGGCCGGCGAGCTTACCGCTGTCGTCACTAGCGATGCCCTCGGCGCGGTACTCGCGGTATTCCATGAGTTGTCCTCAGAACTGGGCAGGCCACATAGAGGCCATCTGCGCCACGACGGGCAGCGTGCTGAACCATCTGCCAGCGCCCGCGACGTCGGCTGCGGCGCGCACGGTGATGGACAGCGTTCCCGACGTGACGCCGCCCGCGGTGTCGGTCATCGTAAGCGTGAAGGTGTACGTCTGCGCGACCCCGGCGCCCTTCGGCGTTCCGGTGATGCGAACGAAGTCGGCGGAAATCGCCAGGCCGGGCGGCAGGGAACCGCTCGCGACAACGCAGTTGGTGACGGCGGACAGAGAGCCCGTTTCGGCGAGGCCCGCCTCGTACGCGACGCCAGCGATTGCGTCGGGCATCGAAGCGGTACGCCAGGTAATGTCAGTCAACGCTTACTCCTCGGGTGAGTTGCCCTTTTTGGGCTTTGCCTGGCCGGGCGCCTCATCCATCGGCCCAATACCTTGCGGTGGGAGCAGCTCGTCGTACTCGGGGTCATCCTTCGGCGCGAGGTTCTCGATCTTGCGAGCCTCGGTGCGCGTCATAAACGGGCCGCCAGTCGCGGTGATGAGCGCTTGGTAGCGCTCGGCGAGGTTCCCCCGGACGAGCCGGTCGGTGTTGAACTTCGCTTTGTGGCCGCGAGTCCCGACAATCTCCCGAGTGACACGCTGCTGAATCGGGATTGTGTGCCCATCGAGGGTGAAGCTGTTGAGGCCGAGGTTCTGCTGCTCGATCCCAGTGCCCCAGCTCGTGCTCTTCTCGACGTCGCCGACGATGTGAGGCGGAATGCCGAACCAGCGCGCGACCTCGGTCGTGCTCCACCGCCGCGACTCAAGGAACTGCAACTGGTCGGGCGGGATGGTGATGTTCTGGTAGTCGGTCTCCGCGTCCAGCACGGCGATGTCGCCCGCGTTGTCCACCCCGGCGTGCGCGTCGTTCCATCGGTGCTTGATGCCCTCGGCCTGGTTCTGGCTCGACAGCGGCACCTTGACTTTGATGATGCCGCCGAGCTGCGAGCCCTTCGAGTAGAAGCGCGCGGCGAGCCTGTCGGCCGCTATCGAAGTGCCGAGAGTCTGCGCCATCAGCTTGACCACCGGCAGGCCCTCAAGCCCGTCGTACCCGAGGCCGGGGATGTGCATAATGTCGCGCTCGTAGAACGTCAGCGGCGGCTTCGTGTTGTCTTGCGTGCCGTCCGGCTTGCGCTGCTTGACTTTGAAGCACTTGACGCCGTTTTCGAGTGCGACCTTAACAAAGTCAGGGTGCAGCGGCTTTAGGTCGATGATGCTGCCGCTGATTCCGCCGCGCTTTTTGAAGACGAACGAGTTGCCCCACACAAGCCGGTAGACCATAACCAACTGCCACAGCTCGAACTGCGTGTAGGTCATGTCCGAGTTGGCTTCGTCAAGCAGCGGATGGTTGCTGGTGACGTCTTCCTGCTTGCGGTACACCTCGATCGGGCTCGCTGCGACCAGGGTGCTTAGCACGCTGATGCAGCGGAAGAATGTCGCGACACCCATTGCGGTGTCGGGCGTTACCGTCTGCCCGGCGTCGTTGTTCCGGGTGCTCCATACGTTGTCGAAACCGACGCTGGCGAGCGGGACGGACGGGTTCTCGAACGGGTTGAAGGTGGCACTCCCCGAGACGACTGCGCGCGTTTCACCGCGGAAGAGAGTCACCTAACCTCCATCGCGACGATGCCCGCCAGCCCTCCCACGATGAGTGCGGCCGGTACAGACCAGAATGAGATGCCGTACAGCACTGAGAAGGCGCAAACGCACTGGAAGAGCGTGCGAGCGTTCTCGCACCTACCAGACGAAGCGGACTTTTTCGATAGGAACGCCGTCGATCGTGTCAAGCCCCGGCTCGTTGAGCCAGAAATCCGCACGGTCAAGCGCCATGACGCCTGCGACAGCGAGGTCAATCTTGCGCGGGCTGTTGCGAGCGTCCTTTTGCAGGCGCGAGCCACGGGCATCAGTTTTGAGTTGCGCATTTTCCAGGTGCCTCGCTAGCCTCGGGTCGCCGTTGTGCCGGATGCGCCCGGTCGTCACAGCTTCGTAGAAGCGCTGCGTCGCTGGCGCCATTCTCACAAGCGTCTGCGGGAACTCGACGACGGGAAGCCCTTCGGCTTCCAGTTCTTCGAGCGCGTCAACCCACTCGTACCTGTCGGCCGCTATCTCGCGTACCCGGTATTCGCGGCACGCCTGGCGAATCGCGTCCTTCACCTCGGCGCGGTCAACGCGCCAGTCCTCGCGGCCTGCGGGGCGTTCCCACAAACCGAGAACCTTTATCCAAGGTGCGGAAGATACGGACACTGCCACTAGTGCGGTGGAGTCGCCGCTCACCGAACCGTCGAAGCCGAGGACGACGCCCTTTCCAGGCTCGGCCAGCTCCGCGTCTGTCCGGCACTTCGCCCACGCGCCTTGCGGCAGCCAGGCCTGTACCGAGGAGACCCACTGGTTGAGCCTCTTCGTGCGGAACTCGTTCTCTGAAACTCGCCCGATAGCGGCCTTGAAGTCGTCCGGGTCAAGGAAGTCGCCGTATCCAGGGTTCGCCGCCGCCCACACCGCG